GGAGAGCAAGTGTAAGAACTAAATGTAACTCGATGCAAACACAAATAGATAATGCTAGTGATGTTGATGCGTTAGCCGCTTTGTTTATAAGAGATAAAGATGGAGTAAGACCACTAGGTGATTTCCCAGAAAAGGAGTAACACATGGTATTTCCAGTAATAGGTGGTGATGGTAAACCCACAGGTTATGATATAGAAAACTCACTTAGGTTTGATGGAGATAATGATTATTTAAGTAGAACTCCGGGTAGTGAAGGAAATAAAAGAACATACACTTTAAGTTTTTGGGCAAAAATATCTGTTAATTATGGAACAGATACATCAACAAATAATTTTTTTACTGCAAGAAATAGCGGTGGATATACCTCTGGTATTCAACAAATATCTGGTGGTTATATTCAAGCATTTATTTATGACAATACAGGTGGAGAGGGGTATAAATTACGATTAGTAACTAATGCTGTTTACAGGGATGTTAGTGCTTGGTATCACATTGTTTTAGCAGTAGATACAACACAAGGAACTGCTAGTAATAGAGCTAAATTATATGTTAATGGGTCTCAAGTAACTTCTTTTTCAACAGAGACATATCCAGACCAAAACTTTGACAGTCATATAAATGATGATGTTCCTCATTATGTAGGTGTAAAAGATGGTACTAACGATGACTATGATGGTTATTTATCAGAATTTTATTTAATTGATGGCACTCAATATGCCGCTAGTAATTTTGGAGAGACGGATGATAATGGAGTTTGGATTCCAAAAAAAACCACTGGATTATCTTTTGGAACTAACGGATTTTTTATGGAGTTTCAACAAAGTGGAGATAGTGCAAACTCAAGCGGTAAAGGTGCTGACACAAGTGGAAATGATAATCATTATGCATCAAATAATATGAGTGGTGTATTACCTGTAGTTGATACACCTACAAATAATTTTGCTACTCTAAATCCTTTAAATATTAGAACAGGTAAAGGGTTAACTCATAGTGAGGGTGCTTTACAAGTTAAAACTGGAACAAGTAGTGGAACACTAGGTGGTTATTCAACAATAGCAGGTTTAAAAAGTGGTAAGTGGTATGCAGAGTATAAACCAACTGTTGTAGGAACAAATGCTACTATGAGATTTGGTATCGAAAGTTCAGACTTTCATGCGGCTGATGGTTTATGTAATGTAGCGGCAAGTGCTTGGGCTTCTAATGGAAACAAAGGTAGAAATGCAACTGATACATCTCATGGTGATTCATATGATGATAATGATATAATTGGAGTAGCCGTAGATTTAGACAACGGAGCAATTTATTTTTCTAAAAATGGAACTTGGCAAAACTCAAGTGACCCAGAAAGTGGTTCTAGTAAAACAGGTGCGGCTTATACCGATATACTAACAATTTTACCAGATGGAGGATATATGTTTGCATTTAATTTAGTACATAATAATAGTCAGCAAGAGATTGTACAAGCAAATTTTGGTAATCCTATTTTTAGTATATCAAGTGGTAACTCAGATGGTAATGGATATGGTACTTTTGAATACGCAGTGCCTAGTGGGTACTATGCATTATGCACTAAAAACTTAGCGGAGTACGGATAATGGCTTATACAACAATAGACGACCCATCAGCATATTTTCATATACAACTATATACTGGTAATAGTAATACAGCTCAAACCATCACAAACAATGCAAACGCTGGTGACTTTAAAGCTGATTGGCTATGGATTAAAAACAGAGATGATGTTGAGCAACATCATTTAATGGACTCAAATAGAGGAGCTAATAAATTTATGCACTCTAATTCAACTGATGATGAAAGAGATGGTTCATATAATGGTGGGCATAATGATATCAATGCTTTTGGCTCTAATGGATTTACAATAACAAGTAGTGGCTCTAACGATGAATTAAATTTTGGTTCAAGATTATATGTAACTTGGCAGTGGAAATGTAACGGCGGGACAACATCAAGCGATAGTAATGGCGACCAAACCTCAACTGTTCAAGCTAATACAACAGCAGGGTTTTCTATTGCAACTTTTGAATCTTCTAGTTCAGCAGGTCAAACAGTAGGTCATGGATTAGGCTCAGCTCCAGATATGTATATATGGAAAGCTAGAGATAGAGCAGATAATTGGTATATTTATCACAGGTCAGCAGGTGCGGGAGGATATTTAAGATTAAATACTAATGACGCTTTCACAAGCAATACTAATCTTTGGTCTAATACAAATCCATCATCAACTTTAATCTATTATGGTGGTAATAGTTTATCAGCAGGTAATGAGGAAACTATTATATATTCTTTTAAATCTATACAAGGCTACAGTAAATTTGGTAAGTATACAGGTAATAATAATGCAGATGGAACATTTGTTTACACAGGATTTAAACCTGCATGGTTAATTTTAAAAAATTATGATGATTCTGGTAGTAGTGCAAACTGGTATATGTTTGATAATAAAAGAGACACAGACAATGTTGTTCAAAATATACTACACCCAAATGAAAATGATGCCGCAAGTGATTCAGCAGTTTGTGATTTTTTAAGCAACGGATTTAAGTTTAGAACAGCAGATAATGCGTGGAATGGGAATGGAGACGATTATATCTACATGGCATTTGCAGAACACCCATTTGTAAGTAGTGATGGAGTTCCTGTTACTGCAAGATGAAATTTTTTTTTTTTAGTTTATTATTTATAACTTTTTTTTCTTTTGCTGTTTATTCTGCAGATACAAACACAGTTTCTAGTACAGTTATACAATCATCACCAAGTACAGCTAATGCACCATCAGTTGTTGTAAATAATTCTGATGTTTGTAAGAGTGCGGCTAGTGCAAGTATTCAAAATAATGTTCTTGGTTTAGCAACAGGGATTACAATTACTGATGAAAATTGTGAAAGAATAAAATTATCTAGGCAATTATTTGGTATGGGAATGAAAGTAGCGGCTGTTAGTTTATTATCACAAGATCATAGAGTTTTTGATGCTATGTGGAGTGCTGGAACATATCCGCCTATAAATGGAAAGATAGGTATGGAAGCAAAAGAAGAATGGCTTTTAAATAAACATTTGATACCTGAGGGAAGTATTTTATTAGACGAAAAAAAAATAGAAAATGAAACAAAGGAAACAAACAATGATTTTCAAAAGTTTTTACTTTACGGCATGGCTTTGTATATCGGTTTTCCTATCCTTTTCTAGTAAAGCTGTAGATTGTTCTACAGATACAGTTGGATTATGCACACCTACAGTTGAAGAAATAATTGATGAAGTAATTACAGAAACAATAGATCATCAAGCTGATGGCATATTAACAACAACTACAACTGATACAACAACAACTACAACCACAGTTGCTAATGAAGAGTCAGGAAATATTTTAGATAGTAATAATGATTTTGTAACATCTTCTAAAGATGGAGAAATGAACATTGATTGGGGTGGTCAAGGGCCAGCATCAATGCGATCAGGTTCTTATTGTAATGAGCTTGGAACTGATAGATGTGCTGAAATAACAGGTTCAGGTAACTCTACCTCAACTATGGGTGTTTCAGGTATGGGAACGACTTTTATTCAAACTGTAAATATTTCTGATTTAAATATTCAATATGGGGGAGAAGTACAATATTCTATTGAAGTAGATAAACAAGACTCAGCAGACTCAGTATATATGCATGTTACTGGTAGAGATGGTTCTACTGATGTTTTTTCAGGAACAGATATTTTAAGTGCGAGTGGAACATCTTCAGGCTTTCAAATATATGAAAACACTTTTGATTTTGGTGGTAAATTAACAACGATTGTTGTTGAAGTAGGTGGAAGAGATGTAGGTGTTTCCGTTGGAGTTTTATTTGATAGTGTTCGCATAGATGTATTTTACAACACCATAGTAGAAATAATAAATCAAACTATAACAAGTGTTGAAATGTTTATTGCTTTTAATTCTGATGCGACAGAAGAGATAATAAATGTTGTAGAAAATATTTTTGATACAAATGCACCTGTTCAAACTGATGAGGGATTTAGTTTTGAACCTATTGAAATAAACGATATTGAAATATCTTATGAAACTGTAGAAATGGAAATAGATTTTGAAATGGACTTTGATATGGATTTTGAATTGCCAAACATAGATATTGAAGAAATAGAAATTACTTCTTTAGAAATGGAAATGGAATTAGAAATGCCTGATCTTGAACTACCTGAACCAGAAATAGAAGTAGCTGAAATAGAAATGCCTGAACCAGAAATGCAAGAACCAGAGGTTGAAACTGAAGTTGTAGATGATATAGAAACACCTGAAGTAGAAGAGGTGCAAGATGAACCTATTGAAGAAACTACTGACGACCCTGATAACAATATACAAGAAGAGACAGAGAACGAAGAAAGCATATCAGAGGTTGAAGAGAATGAGGACAGCCAAGAAGATATGGAAAAACCAGAAGATAAGGCTGAAGAGAAAAAAGTAGTAGAAACAAAACAAAATAAAAAAGAACAAGCCGCTAAAAAAATCGTAAAGAAGATGGGTGATAAGGGTAAGTATGACTCAGTAAATCAAACAAAAACTTTATTAGTTATGCAAGTTCTTGGAAACAGTAAAACATTTTTTGATAGTCAAAAACAAATAAATGATACTGTAGGTTTTTTTACAGATAAAACTTTACCTGATACAATTATAAATGATAATAATTTAGCTAGTTACTTCTTGTTTGTAGGAAGTGATGGATTAATGAATGAAATAATAGAAAGTCAGTATGAAACTAAGTGAAAATACAAGTGTAAGTATGCCAATTCGTAATATGCTTATGATATTAGGGGGTGTTATAGCTGGTGTGTTTGCCTACACAGAATTAACTGGTAGGTTGACAAGTTTAGAGACATCAAGAGAATTATTCCAAGCTGATTTATTAAAAAAATCAGAACAATTACCAACAGATCAAGAACAATATATGTTGATTGAGGATTTATATAAAACTGTTGAAAAGCTACAAGAAACGCAAGAACAAAATATGACAAATAAAGTAAATATAGAATTTACTCAAACGCAGTTAGAAAAAGCATTAAGAGACATAGAAAAATTAAAAGATAAGGTAAGAGAAAATGGTAACTGAATTAGTAATAGCTTTGTTAATGATTGTTCAAGGAGAAATCAAAGAACACAGAATACAAGAAACTATGAGTGAATGTTTAAAAGGTAAACGAATTGCCTCACGCAATATTGGTAATTCAGTTGAATATCAATGTATTAAATCAATGGCTGAAATAGATATAGATAAACTAGGCAATAAACATATAAATAAATTGATATTAAAATAATGAGCAAACAACAAACTGAAATAGATATAGGTGGTATTAAATTTAAAGGTGGTAGAATATTTTTAATACTAACAATATTAAGTAGTTTAGTTGGTGTTTTATGGGGTGGTTTTGAATTTTACAAGGATTATCTTAACATGAAAGAAAAAATACAAAGTTATTCTGCACCAGATCTAAGTGGTTTTGATAAAAGATTAGAACTTGTTTCACAAAAGTCTGATGTTCTTCAGCAAGAAATATCTATGATAATTCAAGAAGTACAACTTGTTTCTGATGTTGCTAATGAATTAAAAAATGATCTTAGACAAGATGTAAGAAGAATAGAAAAAATTGTTAATGATGTAGAACAAATGGTTAAGGAAGATACGAGAGAAAGTGCGAGGGAGTTGCGAGATACCAGTAAGGACATTCAGGTACGCATGGAAGAATTATCGGATAAGCTTCAATCAACCATGAGTGAATTAGAAGAGAAGATAGAAAAAAGAATAAAACTTGCATTAGAAAATCCTCTTAGTCAAATGAATGGCTAAACAAGATAATACTAAATCTATCTTTGATAAAGTAAAGAAAAGAACAAGTATTGGTAATTCATCAAGATCAAAACCAAAAAACAAACATAAATTGAAGTCTTGGAAAAAATACAATAGACAAGGCTAATGTGGTCTATTTATACTATTCTTTGTGTGTTAGGATTGTCTATCAATCCATTGTGTTCAGTAAGTGGCACTTTACCTTTAGAGTTTGATAATTTAAAAACTTGTGATAAAGCAGTTGACAGTATTGTGTTAGAATTAAACCAACAATTAAAAGACAGAGGAATATCTTTAGTTATGATATGTAAGCCAAATGCCAAAGTTAACACCTAAAACGACAAAAGAACATCTATTAGACATCTATAATAAAATTGATGTAATAGAAAATAATCATCTTGTGCATCTTGAAAAAAAAATAAGCACTTTAAATTATGTGTTATGGACTATTGGATTTATGGTCTTAACACAATTCCTAGCTTGGTTGTTGCGTATGTTTAGCTAACATGGACGATAAAGAATGGGACGAGTTAAAGCTCATTCAAGAAAAATTACATGAGGCATTAGATAAAGGTTATCCACCTATGGGTAAAGGTGGCATAAATAACCCTACAGGTGCAAAGAAAATCGTAGAAGATGCTTTAGATATACCCAGAACAACTCTTAATAGAAAAATAGATAAAATTGAAAAACTTGCTCTTAGTAGTTCACACTGGACTATTGAGTGGCACAGATACAAAGAAGTTAAGCCTCAAATAATTATAGAGGAATATAAAAAACCAATTATAAGAATACCAGCACAATCAACAACCTTTACAAATCCAACAAAAGTTTTTGTTATACCTGATGCTCATGTTTCACCTGAACAAGACCTTGAGAGATTTTATTGGATTGGCAAACAAATAAAAGAATACAACCCTGATTATCTTGTTTGTATAGGTGATTTTTGTAGTTTTGATAGTTGTTCTACATTTGATAAAAACCATACTGTAAAGGGTCAAAAGAAACCACCAATACTTGCAGATATAAATGCTACTAGAGATGCTTTAGAATTATTGTATGAGGGTATGGGAGATATAAACCCACAAAAACATTATTGTTTGGGTAATCATGAACTACGATTATACAAATATGAAGATGAACACAAAGAAGTTGTTGGTGCATTTTCACAGCAATATGAAACATTATTTAGAAAAAAAGGTTGGGGTATAAGTGAGTATGGCGATTTTTATTTTATTAAAGGTGTAGCATTTGTTCATGTTCCTTTAAATGAAATGGGTAGAGAAATAGGTGGTAAAATGGCAGAGGCTAGTCAAGTATCAAATGCAGCAACACATGATATAGTTTATGGCCATAGTCATAGAGAAAGATCATGGAGAGCATCAAAATTAGGAAGAGGTAATTATGTTAAAATTGTGAATGTAGGGACTTGTATGGATTATGGTTATTTAGAAAATTATGCTAAAAATAACGCAAATGGGTGGAGTTATGGAGTTAGTCAGCTACTATTAGCTGATGGTCATATTCAAGGTCATAACTTTATATCTATGCTAGAACTAAAGGAGAAATATGAAAGAAAAAAAGACGAAAGACCCAATAGTAACCGAACTGATGAACCAACTAGCTGACAGGTCAAACAGAGGTATTATTAAATATAAGAATACTATGAAGTCAGCTAGAATGAATAAGGTACAAGCTATAGAAAATAGTATAGAAGAATTATTAGATGCGGCTGTATATTTAAAAAAAGCAGTACATGAATTAAAAGAAGAAGAAGATGAATTATATTTAGGTATAGGGGGAACAAGATGAATTTAGAAGAAGTTAAAGAACACATCAAAGAAGAAGAGGGTTATAGAGATACCATTTATAAAGATACCTTAAATTTCGCTACGATAGGTTATGGTCATTTGGTTTTACCAAGAGATAAATTTAAAGAGGGTGTAAAGTATTCTCAGAAAGAATTAGAAACGGTTTTTGAGTATGATTTTGCTATTGCAAAACAAGATATGGAGTCATTAACAAAAGATTTAGATATTGTAGATGGAGCTAAAGAAATTTTAATACATATGTGTTTTCAACTTGGAAAGCCAAAAGTAAGTAAATTTAAGAAGATGTTTGAAGCATTAGGTAAAAAAGATTATGATAGTGCGGCAAACGAAATGTTAGATAGTTTATGGGCGAAGAAACATACACCAGCGAGAGCCGAGAGGCTAGCGAAGAAAATGAGAGAATTGACCTGAGAAAGTGTAAGAAAAGAATTACGACTTTTGAAGAGAAAACTTATGTTAATGAAATGCGTAGAAAATATCAACATGATGATTTAAGAGAAAAAATGGCTAAAATAAGTAAACAATTAAAAGAAGAGGGCAAATTGTGAAAAAGAAAAAAAAAGAAGTTAAAAAAAAGAAGAAAGAAAAAGTTGAATTAAATTGTTTGGGCTACCCTGTTAATGACCCTTATGGTTTAATAGCGGCTTTTTATAGAGCATTTGGGGGTAAAGATGGTTCTAGGTAAAATATTTGGTGGAGACACAGTGAAAGCAGTTGGGAATGTTATAGATGATATGCACTTCTCAGGAGAAGAGAAAGAAAAACTCAAATTACAATTTGCAGAAGTAGAAGCAAAACTAAAAGAAAAACAAATGGCTATAAATTTAGCTGACTCTCAATCTACTGCTGGTGGTATTAGTGGTTTTTTACAACGATCTTGGAGACCTTTAATAGGGTTTTCTTGTGCTTTAGCAATTTTTTGGGAGTTTGTATTGTCAAAATTTATTTTATTTATCTGTGGTCTATTCCAATACGAAGTGTTAAATATTCCTGAACTTGATATGGGGACTCTAATGCCTCTTGTTATGTCTTTACTTGGCATGGGTGCATTGAGAACCTTTGAGAAAACTAAAGGAGTGGCGAAATGAAACAGAAGATAGAAAAATGGTGGGACTCATTTGTAAGTTTAAAATGGTGGGTTCAAGCAATTATTATTGTATTGATAACGATTGGTGTTCATAATTATATTTTACATTAGGGGGTAACTATGCCGTATCATTATGGAAAAGGCTCTCATTCAAAAGGAATGAAGAAAAAGGGTAAGAAGAATAAAAAGAAAAAGAAAAAGAAATAATGGCTAAAAAGAAGAAAAAGAAAAAAGTTCCCAAAGGGTATCATTATATGCCTGATGGGAGCTTGATGAAAAACTCTGCTCATAAGAAAAAAAGAAAGAAATGAGTGGAATTACTACAACTTCTACACTTTCAGTTTTAATTGATAAAAGACCAATGCGTAAGAGACGAAAAAGTGCAAAAAAAAGAAGAAAAAAGAAAAAGCGAAAATAAAATAACTGTAGATAATAAACATTATTATCTTCATAAAATTATTTGGCTTGATATTGTTGGTAATTCAACACTTGAAAGTGCTGAAGAATTTTTAAAAATGAAACCAGCCGAGATAATTACTTACGCATTTATATTTAAAAAAGATAAGAACAATTTATACACATTTTCAAGCTATTCACTTGATGGTAGTTTTGGAGACAGAAATGTTATACCTCTTGGGGTGGTAAAGGACTATTTTCAGCTTTCTTGATCTTTGCATCAGGGAACAAAGCCAGAACCCCCTCTAAAACGTCCATATTTGCCTCTACAGAGCCTTTTATGACATAGTGGGGTGTTTTAAAGACATTAGAGACTTTTAACCAATTTTGCTGTGTTTCTGATAACTTTCCTTTTTCAGTTTTGATCTCAAGATAAACTAGACGACCTTTAGGAAACTCAAGTATTAGGTCAGGAACACCAGATTTTAGTCCCATTCTTACTAATTTGTTTAAAAACCACACTTTTCTTTGACCCTCATTGGGAACTGAGAATATTCTGAACCTGTATTCAGATTGCTTAGATTTGAACCAATCTACTACTTCTATTTGTATGTCAGACTCTTTCACATACTAAATATAGCAAAAGGCTGGTCATTCTTAAAGAAATTTAATTGGAGAAAAAAATTTAAAAAAAACAGCGACCAGCCATTCGGAAGGAATATTTTATGAAAAATACTTCAAATAGAACAAATAGCGAATATTCTAATAAAATGCAAATAATAAATTAAATGTTAAATAATGTGAATATATGTGTTGACTATGTTGTATAAATGTTTACTAATATATTTATATTATGGAGAAAAAAATTATGAATTTAAAAGTTGGTCAAACAATAAAACTTAAAGGCAAATTTTGTAAAGATAGAGTTTTCAAGATTATTGGTTTTACACCAAAAAGAGTTCATGTTTATAATATTGATTTAGGTACTGAATTTAGTTGGTACATAAAAGAAAATCAAATTGTAAAAATTATTAAGTAGGAGAAAAAAATTATGAAACAAATATCAAATGCTAACGAACTTGTTAGAAGTGCAAGAAAACAAACTCATGTAGAACAATATGGTTCAGGTTTGGTTCATGCAATTTCAGTTTATCAAGATAAAGAAACTAATAAAGAATATTTAGTTGATATTGATATGACCGATACTTCTAATATTAAAATACATAGTATTGAAGAAATCATAAACGAGGTGGCTCAATAATGAGCCATCTAAACATGGAGAAAAAAAATATGCACGAAGAACACAAAGAAGAAATAAATAGATTGAAAGCATCTATAAAACATTATGAAGATGCTTTGAAAAAACCAGCTTGGAAATATACTTTTGATAAAGAAGATAGCCACGATATTGCTAAAAGAATTATTAACAGAGATAAAGAAGAATTAAAAAAATTGGAGAGTTATTATGTCTAGTGAATTAGCACTAATACTTTTTATTATGAATGTATCAATGTTTTTATTGGTACAATATTTATAAATATGAATGTATTAAGTTTATTTGATGGAATGAGTTGTGGTCAACTTGCTTTGCAAAGAGCCAATATAAAATATGATAATTACTTTGCAAGTGAGATAAAAAAAACTGCCATAAAAGTTACGCAACATCATTTTCCTAAAACTATCCAGTTAGGAGATGTAAAAAATATTAATTTAAAAGAACTACCAAAAATTGATTTATTAATTGGTGGTTCGCCTTGTCAAGATTTTTCAAAAGCAAATACAAAACAATTAGGTTTACAAGGAGAAAAGTCAGCTTTGTTTTATGAGTATTTAAGAATATTAAAAGAACTAAAACCAAAATATTTTCTTTTAGAAAATGTAAGAATGAAAAAACAAAGTGAACAAGAACTTAATGAATATTTAGGAGTAAAAGGTTTGCACATAAATTCGCAGCTGGTTAGCTATCAAAGAAGACCTAGAATATATTGGACTAATATACCAAATGTAAAAATACCTGAAGATAGAAATATTAATTTTCAAGATTATAAAGAAATTGATTATGAAATATGCAAAAAATATAAATTAACAAAAGTTCCATCACATTTTAAAATGTGGAATAACGGTAAAGGTAGAAATAATGAATTAAAAGTTTGTTCTAATATTACTAATGAAAACAAAGTTTATTGTTTAACGACAAGACAAGATAGATCGCCAAACTCAGGACTTATACAATTTGATGATTTTTGTAGATTTCTAACTAGAAGAGAATTAGAACAAGCACAAACTGTTCCGGTTGGATATACAAATTTGGTTTCAATAAATCAGGCACAAGATTTATTGGGAGATGGGTGGACTATAGAAGTTATAGCTCACATATTTAAAAATATAGGAGAAAAAAATGACTAAAACTATATGGGAAGTTATTGAAGAACATAGCATAGAAGAAAAAACTGCTGAAGAAGTATTGGAAGCAGTATTAGAATATTATAAAAGTAAAGGTATGTTAATAACAACACAATTTAAAGATAGTACAAAGTCTAAAATTATGGAGTTTGAAGCATATCAAGAGGGTTTCTTAACACATCATGCAAGGGAACTATGACTAAACCAGAAATAAGATTAGTTCCTTATAATGAAAAGATGGTTTTTGTTACTATTGGTAATCAAACATATTCTATTTCAGAAAAAAAAGATAAGGAACTAATTGATAAAGGTAAAGATTATAAAAAATTATTGAGTAGAAAAAACCCTATTCCAAGAAACTTTTTATATGGTCTTTGGGTAAATATTTACAAAGAGTCAGGATATAATTTTTATTTAGAGCCAATACAAATGAAACTATTTGACTCTAAGTGGAAAAGATCAATCAATAATTTTTTTAGAAAAGAAAAACGGAGAAAAGAATGATTAGGTTATTTACGATTTTACTATTCTTGTCAGGCTGTGCGGATTATTTGCCAGTGCATGACCCAAAAGGTTCTCATGCAAAGAACTTTTACGGCGACTTACAAGAATGTAGATTTACTGCTCAAATGCAAATGGGTGGATTTGAGTATGGTTATCACGAGGAAAAAGTGATAAAGACTTGCATGGAAAACAGAAAGTATTCCATATTAAAATAAGGAGAAAAAAATGCAAAATACAATAAAAACTATTTACGACAATAGCAAAGATGGGAGACCTAGCTTCAATATAAAAACGGAAGATGGTAGAACTCTATATGCAAATGAATATGTTGATCTTGAAAGAGGAGACAGTTTTACTTGTGATATGTCAGAGTTAAAAACCTCAGCTAAAGGTAATCAATATTACAATATTAGTAATGTAAAAAAACTTGGCGATATGCAAACACCACCAAGCTATGTACCTGAAAATGTTTCAATGCAAAATGGTAATGGTAACTTTAATTCAGGTCTTAGAGTAGATGCTAGTATGTTTATAACAGGTATTGTAACTAGAAGCATGGGTTCAGGTCAGTTTGGAATATCCGATATTGACCCTCTTACTGCTGAAGCTGTCAAAGTACATAAAAAGTATTTTGGTTAAATATAAACGCATATTTCTAAAATATTATGGTCTATCTGAATATGATACGATTATGTGTTGGTATTGTGAAAAGAAAATTGCAGTTGATTTACATCACATAGTTTCAAGGGGTATGGGAAGTTCAAAAAAACTTGATGTTGTTGAGAACCTCATACCTCTTTGCAGAGAAGATCATTCTAATTATGCAGTTATAAAACAAAAAGATAAACTAAAACAAATTGTAATGGAGAAGATGAAACATGGGAAATAAACTTAGAGATTATGAGTCGCAACGAATAACTATGGAAGTAGATAAAGAGTTGCTGCATAAATCAAAAGATAAAGTAGAGAAAGCCGTTGGTATGGGTTCTTTACCTTATCCAAAAGTATTTCATTATATTATGAAGAAATTTATTGGAGAAAAAGATGGTATCAAGAGAAGTAGTTAAAGAAGTAAAAACTTTGTATGGTAACTTGATTAGTGTTCAAGGGGTATATGTTAAAAGAGCATATACAAGAAGAGCAAATCTAAAACTTACATACAAAGATGATTATATGATTGTGCCTCTAAGCCAATTACATAAACCAATAAAAACAACCATGATACCTGATAAGTTTATTAGAGATAAAATGAATAAACTTTATTATTATCAATGGAAACCAATAGATAAAAACCAAACAACATTATTTGATGGAGAAAAAAATGATTGATTTAAAAGTATTTGAAAAGTTTGAAACAGAAAACCACTTACTACCTTTTTCAGCTAGTAGGCTAAAATCTTACAAGAATAATAAAGCTAAGTTTTTTCTTGATTATGTATTGGGTTATCCAAGAGTATCTAACGCAAGAATGGAACGAGGCAAAGCTGTAGAGTTTGGTATAGACCAATATTTGTTAAAAGGTTTAGAAGAAAAAGAATGTGTCAAAATTGCTATAAATTTTTTTAAGTCAGCAACAAGTTTTATTGATGATGATGAAGATAAACAAAAGCAATATGATTTAATTAAACCTATGGTAAAACAAATTTATATTAGTTTTGATGAATTTTGGGAACAAAGTTCTATAGAAAAAACTTTTGTTGGAAACCAAATACATATTGAAACACTTATTTATGGCACACCTTTTATTGGTTTTATAGATTATATTTTTGAAAGTGAAGATACTGTTTATATAATTGATTTGAAAACAAAAGATAAGTTTATGCTTACTAATGATGATAAACTTCAAATGGCTATTTATAAAAAAGCATTTCAAGAAAAAACAAACAAGAATATTGATTGTAGTTTTTTGTTAGCTACAGGTAAAGAGCCTAGAAGAAAAGACCAGAAAGTATGTGAGTTTGTTCCTTTTATACCTGATTATGATTACATAGGAGAAGCAGAAACACATATTAAAAGCCTAGAACATACACTTAAACTTGCAAATAGTATTGATGATCTAAAGGTTTTATTTTCACCAAAACTTGATGATTATGAATGGAAAGATAAAGATGCCAAAAAGCATAGACAAGAAGTATGGGGAATATAAACAAGAAGTGGATAAACTAGCTAGGAGATACATAAATATTTGTTTAGAAACACAAAATACATGGATAGGCTATCAAGAAGATTGTATTAGATTAGCTGAAAAAGAAATTGGAGAAAAATATGGCACAAAAGATATGGAAGATGGGAATTAGTCCTGATAATTTTATAGCAGATACAGTAAACCTAACAAATGAAGAATTAGGTTTATATTTTAGATTACTTTGTTATGCTTGGAAGAATGAAGCAAC